CCTCCAGTTTGTGGGTTTTGTGAAAGTCGATGATCGCCTCCATCTTGTTAGGGTTGATAGGGTATTCATCAACCGACCACTTTTGGTTGCGAATTCTCTCGGGGATATCCTTGTAGTGTTTGATGCCCGCAATGAACTTGTATGCATCGAATGATGACTCGAACACATACACGTCCTCGACTGTGTGTGCATCACCAAAGGCGTCATCGCGCCCCATTGCTATCCAAATGCTTCTCATGATTCCCCCCATTTAATATCTTTAGTCCAATATGTATGCCACTCGGCTTGCGAGTATGGAAACCTGCCATGTTCCTTGCGAAACATTACTGCATCACAATCAGGGCAACCCTTCTCGTATGTCTTACATGGTTTGATGTGACGCATGAACCACATCGTGTTTGAACCCAGCCATGGCGGATTAGCCATGCGATCGAGTATCTTGTGCTTGTTCTTACGCACTTTCATTTGGTTTCTCCAGTAGTCGTTTGTGTACAGCAAGGCAAGCCTTCACCATGGACAGTTTGGATGCCATGAATCGTCGTGCATCAGGGTTAGCTGATATGTCTTTGAGTAGAGCAACGATAATGTCCTCGTACTCTTCCTGTGTTAAGTTATCCATGTTGGTCATTGCTAGTCCTCCAGTTTGGTTGCTATGTATTTGGCAAGACCTTCCTTACCATGTGCGATGAACACATACCCATAGAACTCTCCGCCTGTATCGCAGAACTGATCTTTGGTTTGTTGGTTTGGGCAGTCATGTGTTCGCGGCGAAAAGTGACAGCCGTCACACTCTTCGTGTTTCAGCCACGGCACTACTTTGTAGAACTTGCCGTCTACTTTGATCTTCGATCTCACACCCCATACCCCAAGGGGTTTTGTGTACGCAAGTCATCCATGTCGACAAGATGCTGTTCGATCTCGTTGAGCAACGACTCGGGTAGTGACTCCGTCAAGTCCTCAACCATGCCGTCATTCCATGTGACTGTCAGGCTGAAGTTTGTGACTGCATGTGTGTACTTGCTGTGTGGAAAGCGTGTCATTTTGATTCCTTTCATGATACTTACGAACAACTTCACGAGCATCTAACCTACTCGCGAACCATTTACTGAGCCGCTGACATTCATAGCCCTCGGCCTCATCTTGAAGCAAACTTGGGGAGGTAACGACCTCGTCAGTCACAGCCTACCCCTCGCCGCCTCACCACTCATCGGGCGAACCCAAGGCAGTAAGGTGTAAGGCCCAACAACATCACAATGATGAGGGGCAGGGTTGCGGGGCTTGCGTAGATATAAGGGTGCTATGTGTATACCCTTAGCCAATGTGTGTATGCGCATTACATTTCCTCCAAGATTAAGATCACGACACCTGCAAGACAGAAGCCCGAGAACACCAAGGCTACTTGTTGTGTGAATAGGGATGTATCGTTAATGCCAAAGAACAGCGAGGCACAGAACATTAAGGTAAACCCTATGGCAAAGTTGACTGAGTTCATGTGTGTATCTCCTTATGCGTATGTTGGATATGGGGTTGTGGGTGTGACACCACGGTCATTCAAATAGTTCCATTGGATTCGAGCAAGCCGAATGTCATCGAACTTGAATGTGTGCATGTTGCCTTTGTGGTAGCAAGTGACAGTGAACATGGTGTTTACCTCCAAGGTGTGTATGTGTATGGGATGAGCCGTTTAATGTCATGCTCAGGACATGATGGTGTTGTGGCTGACTGATGGGTTAAGGGTTTGCCAAGCCCAAGCTGTACATGAACTATTGCGTTCATAACCCGCCCCTAGGATTCTGTGTGTATACATACATTGTGTGTATGTGTATTGAATTATCCAAAGTGGATATGTTGAATTATCCAAATTAGACAGGCTCTGGATAATTAGAATTGGTGTGTATGTGGCTCGAAACCCGCATGAATACTGGGCTTGCAAGGTGTATAGGGTAAACCCTTGGCGAATTATCCAAGGGCTGGAAAGGGGGTGTGGGTTTTTAGAGATCGTGCGTAATGCGCTCGCGACACACGATGCGTCACAAGATTTCTTATATTACACACGAGTGTGTTTTCTTTGGATAATTGGATAATTGGATAATTCGAAGAGCTAACTACTTGATTTCATTGGCAAATCGAATTATCCATTGAATTATCCAGCCTCATACCCTTGGATAATTAGGCAGTCAGGGCTTTGGCGTCAGCTTGCTTGGCTTGTGCGGCCTTGGCTTCGTTGGTGTAATACTCAGCAGATGAAACCATATCGATGGCGATGGCTTTGAGTTCCATGGCCTTGGCAAGTGTGGCACCAGCTTTCTCAGCACCAGTCTTCTTGTCAATGACCATGCCCTCATTTTTAGACATCTTGATTTTCATGATGCGTGCCTCGAACTGATCTGCGAGTGACTCGAAGGCGGCACGATTCGAGATGACCATTGGCTCACCGAGTTGAGCCGCGAAGTATTCACCGACAGGCTTATAGTTGCAAGTTGGGAAAGCGGCTTGCTTGGCAATGGCTTGGATACCACCATTGGCGATACCATTGCGGGCGGCTAAGCCAACCTTACCCTTGGCGTTGGCGAGAGCCATCTTGGTATAACCAGAGGCTTGATTGACGACAGATAATTGACGATCTGTCTTGGTCTTGCCAGTTACATTGATGATGGCGGGAGTGTATTTTGCGAGTTCCATGATTTTTCCTTGGTTGGTTGGTTGAGCTTGGATATGTACTCGGAGTGAATACATACTGAAGCCCCATGAAGGGCTTTGCGCTTGCTGTTCTGGGTGCGCATTGATACCACCATCGTTCCTAGAGTGAACGCTACTGCATACAGATAGACTTTTCCGTATGACCTCAGCCTAAGTCGGATTCTTACCGCCTAAACTGTCTACTATGTCCCGTCATTCGTGTTCCATTGAATATAAGGATTCCATGCACCAAGCCTCGACACACCCACACGCCCACGACACATGGTCACGCATTAGATGAGTTGTACTTGTCCCTGTTAGCCCCGATATTCGGATTGCACGACTGGGTAACAATCGTAACTTTCAGTCGTTCTAGCTTGATACCAACGACACACTAGGCGCTACCCTAGCGGATTACAGTCTTAAATTTTTAAAGATCACATGAGAAATGCATTAGAGTTCACGACCCCGTAGTGTCGGAGTAGCCCCGTAGTGCTACTCAAAAGAACTTGTCATGCAAGCGGTACGATCACCGCCTCAAGGTAGGCAACCTTGATAATCCGAGGCCCCTACAAGGTAGGCTGGCTTGATAATCGGCACCCCCCACAGGACACCCGACCCGCCCCCACCCCGCCTGTCTGCTTACGTCTCAGTCTTACAGCAGGCTAAAAAATAAAGTACATACACACCTTTTGTATGTATACGCACGTAAAAAATTAAAAAAAGCCGTATAATGTGTGTATACACACCTCAAAGGAGCCCAAAATGATCTCGGAAATGAAGCGTTGGAACCTGTTTATCCCCGTAAATTTGCTAGAAAAAACACAAAATTTGGCTAAAAAACGGGGTGTTTCGTCCGCCGATGTGGTCAGAATTGCCCTAGAAAAGTACCTTGTAGCCGTAGAAAAGCACGAAAAAGCACTGGCGGAGGCCGAAAATGTCCCAGCTTGACCCCGAAATCGGTGACGAACCACTGGAATACGGCGAAAAAACGGTCTCGTTCCCCCAAATCAGCGATGAAATGGTTGCATCCATAGCACTAGGCATGGAAGATGAGCTGATCGTGGCCGCTCGGCATGGTTTAAGTGTTGAGCAGTACCAAGTTTTGGAGAAACAGAAGTGGTTTCAGCTCCAAATTGCCATGAAACGCTCGGAATTCGAGAAAAACGGCATCACATTCAAGGCAAAAGCTGTTTGGATGGCGGCAGACTTGCTCGATCAGGTGTACGTCAGTGCAGCAAGCAAAGATGCGACGCTTAGCCAGAAGCATGAAGTTCTTAAAACGCTCATCAAGGCCGGCGGTCTGGAGCCTAAAGAAGAAAGGGTGCAGAATACAGGGCCGAGCTTTACACTTTCGATCGATCTTGGTGGTGGTCAGACAATCAGTCTTGGAAACCAGCCGGTAATGCAGCCTGTTACATTGGATGTGGAAACTAAGGAAATCAAATGAGCGTTTACAAACCGACGGCGACGCAGCGTGAATTCATGTTGGACGAAAACTATGTCCGAGTCTTGGCTGGGCCAGTTGGTGGCGGTAAATCTGTGACTTGCGTACATGAACTCGTACGTCTTGCCATGGGTCAAGCGCCAAATGCCAAAAATGTCAGGAAGACCAGAGCGGTTATCGTGCGTAACACGGCTGACCAGCTGGCGCTGACGACACGAAAGACAGTGTTCGATTGGCTGCCACCCGGTGAGGCTGGGATATGGAAAGCTGTTGAAAAGACGTTTATACTGATGGCCAAGTTAGCCGACGGCACCACGGTCGAATCGGAGTGGCTATTCATTGCTCTTGATACACCGGACGACGTGCGAAAAGCGCTATCACTGGAGACGACGTTCATCTGGGGAAACGAATCCCGAGAACTACACCAAGACGTTGTGGATGGCCTGCTCGGTCGTCTGAACCGTTATCCGTCAATGAAGGACGGTGGGCCCACACGGTCATGCGCACTGTTTGATACCAACATGCCGGACGAAGATACGTGGTGGCATAACAAAATGGAAGAGCCACCTAGCAACTGGTCGATCTACAAACAGCCGGCTGCGATTCTAAAACCCGACGTATACACAGAGCGATTCGGCGAAGAGCCTGAAGAAGTCCTGCTGGATAAAGACGCTCAGGAATGGTGTGTCAACCCAGAAGCGGACAACTATAACCACCTGCCCAAACAGTACTACCCCAACTTGATCCCCGGCAAGACTGAGGACTGGTTACGTGTGTATCTAAGGTCGGAGTATGGTAGGTCGCTCTCAGGTACCCCTGTGTACGAAAAGACCTTCACGTTTGATTTCCATGTGGCCAAAGATTCCATCAAGCCGGTTCGTGGTTCGGACTATCCGATCATCATCGGCCTTGACTTTGGGCGTACACCAGCAGCTGTCTTTAAGCAGCGTGACCCTCGCGGACGTGTCGTGACACTGGGGGAGTTGGTCTCGGAGAACATGGGTATTGAGACTTTTATCCGCACTAGACTGAATCCACACATCGCGAACCACTTGCAGGGTTGTACGTTTTTAGTTGCGCCTGATCCAGCCGGCTACGCCAAACAGCAGCAAAACGAGATGTCGCTGGTTGATGTTCTGAAAGAAGCAGGGTTCAAGTGCGTTAGGCCCCCGACAAATAAGCCAGAGCTTAGGATTCAGGCGGTGGAGCGGTTGCTCATGCAGCAGCTGGAAGGCAAGGCGCTGTATCTGATCGATCCGTCGTGCACCTCGCTCATCAAGGGATTCCGGTACGGGTATAGGTACAAGATCAAGAAGAATGGCGAGATGGAAGACCGTCCGGACAAGAACGAGTTCTCCCACGTCCACGACGCGAACCAGTACGCAGACTCCGTGATGGATATGAATTTGCGCGGCGCTGCCATAGGGTCTGGTAAGAAAGAGATCAAGAGAGTAAAGTACGCATATACTTGACCGCTTGACACGGCAGCGTACAATGCGGTAACTATTTAAGGACGACTGATGGCTACAGGTATTGCTCTCATTCCAGTTGCCCGCGCAAGTGACCTTGAGGCGGAGTCAAGAAAGCGTAGCGACGCTATGCAGAATCAACCCGTGATTCAGGGTTTGGCTGCGCACGTCCGCACTCGTTGGGACAGCTCACGAACTGCAAAACGTAATCTTGAAGACCGCATGCTCCAGTGTTTGCGCCAGCGCAATGGTGAGTACGACCCAGACAAATTGCAAGAGATTAAGGATCAGGGCGGCTCAACAATCTACATAAATCTAACCTCAGTTAAGTGCCGTGCAGCGACAAGCTGGTTGCGGGACACGTTGTTAGGTTCAGGCTCTGACAAGCCTTGGTCGATCGCAGCGACTCCAAACCCAGACATGCCTCCCGAGATCATGCAGGAGTTGCAGGCACGACTGGCTAATGAGTTGGCGATTCACTTGCAGCAGGGCGGCATGCAGCCTAGTCCCTCAGAACTTCGCACAATGGCCGTGCAGATGAAAGATGAAGCTGAGCGTGAGATGCGCGAAATGTCCGCAGACCGCGTAGCCCGCATGGAACGTAAGATGGAAGACCAGTTGCATGAAGGCGGCTGGCATAAAGCGTTCAACGAATTCTTAGATGACATCGTTACATTCCCATACGCTGTGATGAAGGGCCCGATCAAGCGCAAGCGCAAGACCCTCAAGTGGCAGAACAACGAGTTGGTTCCCGTCGAAGAGATTCGCAACGAGTGGGAACGTGTTGATCCGTTCATGCTGTATTGGGCTCCATGGTCGTGGGAGTTGGGCGACGGTTATGTGATCGAGCGTCACCGCATGACAGCGGATGACTTGCAGGCACTGATCGACGTGCCCGGTTACAACAACGACGCTATTCGTACAGTGCTCAATGACTTCTCTACATCGGGTATGAAAGAGTGGCTGTGGACTGACGCATCGAAAGCGGAAGCCGAAGGTAAGTACGTCACTGAGGCAATTATTTCCGGTGACTTGATCGATGCTCTGCAGCTGTGGGATTCTGTCAAGGGTAGCTTGCTGCTCGAGTGGGGTTTGACTGAGAAAGAGATTCCTGACCCAGCTCTGAACTACCCCTGTGAAGTGTGGCTCATCGGCAGCACCGTCATTCGCGCTGTGCTGAACTACGACCCGTTAGGTCGCAAGCCTTACTACGTAACAAGCTACGAGAATCTTCCCGGTTCTGTAGACGGTAAAGGCGTGACTGACTTGTGCCGTGACGCACAAGCAATGGTGAACGCATCAGGTCGCGCACTTGCGAACAACATGGGTATCAGCTCTGGCCCACAAGTTGGTATCAACATCTCTCGCTTGCCATCAGGCGAAGACATCACAGACATGCACCCTTGGAAGATTTGGCAGTTCTCATCTTCTGACTACGGTGACAATTCACCCCCAATCACGTTTTTCCAACCC